AAGATAATAATTTTATTACCGCTGTTTTCACAGCAGTTTAATGTTTATAACTTGTGATTAATTTACCCTAAATATCTTGTGATTTTGTCCTGATTGTAATCCGAATCTTTTCCAAGGACACTAGATTCTTTCATTGGAGGAATCGTTGATGCTTCGCCCAACAAAGATGATTTCTCTTTAGATTTGCTCAACTTTTGTAAGTAGTTTAACTTACCAGGTTTAGATTTTGAAGGTTGTTTAGCTTCGTAAAGTGATAATATACTCATAATTCCTCAATTTGTAATAATAAATAGGGTAAAAATCCAGTTTATTTGCTCAATTCAAAGAATTTTTTAGCTAAAACAGACTTCTCTTCAGGGCTAAAAGAACTAAATGTCTGACTACCAGATGGTCTTGAATTATTAGTGCCATCATTTATATACATATTAGTATCATCCAATTCTTCTGTCCCTATTTCTATATGCCCAATATTAGTATCTAACTTAGCAGCATATGTCATTCCATCCATACCATATCTATTCTTCATAATATGGATACGACCTGTACCGTCTACTTTATCCTGTCTTTTTCTTGATAATGACATAGAGAAGTCAGCAACCATAATCTTACCATAACTACCTGCTGCTTTATCTGCCTCAATGATATCATCCTTAGCACCGCTTCTATTTACCTGAGATACTGTCCATACTGGTAATTTTAGTTCTCTAGCCAATCCTTTTGCTGCAGTGTAAACGTCATCCAACTCTTCTCTCTTTTCTGCAAATTTCTTTCCTGATTTCAACAAATCTACATAATCAATAATGATTAAATCTGGTTCAAATCCTAAGTCTTTACATTTTTGAATATGTGCTTCAATAGTAGCCATAGAAGCTTTGCCTGGAGAATATTCTTTTACAATTAATTTTCCCGGTAATGTTTTAATTTTATCTTCTACATCTTGTCTACTTTGTGTCAAACTATCAAAAGTTCTTTTCATAAAAGAAGCATCATATCGTCTACCCACATAAGATTCAGATAACTCTAATGTATAGTGTAATACGTTGTATCCTAATTTTACAGCTTCTGCTCCCAATGCTACAAGTACCCAAGACTTACCGCCACCTGGATTACCAAATACTAATCCTAAATCTCCTTTACCTAATCCACCGCCTAATAAGCCATCAATTACAGACCATCCTGTAGGTACACATCCTCTTTCTTCTTCACGATATCTGCTTTCAATATCTTTGATATATTCGTGACCAATGTTTTTATCCATACCTGCCTTAGATGCTCTATCAATCAATCCTCTAATGTTATCAAAATCTCCTTTTTCTAATAACTCAATGGATTGGAATATTGCATTTTTTAATTGTTGGTTTTTACAAAAGTTAGAAAACTCTTGCTCCACATACTCTTTATCATCATTGATAATTTTATATGCTTCTTTCAACTGCTCTACTACTGATACCTTCAATACTTCGTTAGGTATCTTTTTAACCTCTGCTTGGAAATAATCTAAAGTAGGAGTAGTATGGTATTTAGCATAGTATTTTGATATTTCCTCTACCATCCACTTATGTGCAGGATTATCAAAAGAATCTGCTTCTAAAACATCATAAATGTTTATCAAGAACTCTTTATTTTTTAGTAAAGAGTTTATTACTTTGATTTGAAAACTAATGCCATACTGGCTCAAATTACTTAACGTGCCCATAACTTTTATTTATACTTAAATGTAACTAAAAATGTAATATCTAACAACTATCTTACCGGATAATGTTTTAATTTCTCAAATTTGTTGAATAACCACGTCTCTACGTTTGTTATAGAGTTTTCTAATTGATCATCGTGGTATAATTTCAAAAACTTTTTTCTATCCATATCCTCTTTTGGGGATACTAATACCTCTTTTATTGTTTGTAATGAATTCTCAGGAATGTTAGCATTATGTAAATCCATCAACTTTTCATTTATTCTCAATTGGTTTTCAAAATGTAAAACTTTTGCATACATTTTGCTACCTTTTATATTTTCTTCGCTATGTTTTAGAACTTCTTCTAAAGTAAATTTCCTATCTTCTTGTAAAAAAGGAAAAAGTTTGTTTATTGTTTTCTCTCCTAAACCTTTAACTCCTGGGACATTGTCTCCGCTATCCCCTAGCAATACTTTTTGATTTAGATAGTTTAATGGTGGTACACCTGTATCCTCTTTTACGGATTTTGGTGTGTATATTTTCTTTTTAGTTGGAGAATATACTCTCACCTTATCATTTACAAGCTGTAAGTAGTCCTTATCTGACGACATAATGTAGACCTCATCTCTAAGAACTGTAGTAATATACCCTATAACGTCGTCAGCTTCTATTTTATCCTCTATAATAATATCAACAGGTAAACACTTCAAATACTGAATAAGTCGCACCATTTGGCTTGTAATAGCTTCTGACTCCTCTTCTTGGCTATCAAATCCCCAATTAGTAATCTGCTTTAAATGTCTATTTGCTTTATATTCTGGATATAGATATTTCTTATTAGTTGAAGCTCCTTCTCCGTCAAACACTAAAATAACCCTTGTTGGGTTAATTAGATCTATTGCATATCCTATTGATTTTAGAAATCCAGTAAGTCCACCTATGTGATTACCTTGTGGATTTAAATGATGCACTACTACAAAACTTCTCAAAAAAGTATTTAAAGAATCAATTAGAAGCACTCTACTATTACGGTAGAGTGGCTCCTGTTTTGATTCCTTTAATTTTCCTAAAATATCTTTAAAACTATTCTGCATCAAAAATATCTCTATTATCGTCTTCTGTTTCTTCTACTACATCAAAATCTGTAGTGCCTAAAACTTTCAACCAATCTTTTGAATGTTCTTTCTTGTATGCATTTAAAGCATTAGGAGTATCAGAGATAAATCCGTGAACTGTCATGATAACCTTGTTAGTTGTGGTAATACCAGTTACGTGGTTTTTATCACAGCTAATCTTAGTTCTTTTTGCAAATTCTACATCTTTACCATTCTTAGTAGCTTTTATTTTATTAGTCCCAGAGTTCGTAACATTACCAAAGGTAATTACTAACGAAGCATCAAAGAACATTGTATCTCCACCTTTGTTTTTTAACTTAGGTTGACCCATAATATTTTCAGGTTTTGCAACCCAAACTTTATTAATAGCTACTAAGGTGTTAGTGTATGGCTGACTTTCTTTTCTTGATAAAACAATCTTTTGATTGATGAAGTTGCCAAATGTTTGAGACATAGCACCAGCGTTCCACTCATTATTATTTTTATTTGATCTAACTGATAAGTCAGAAGGAATAGATCCTACTGAATCCCAGAAGAAACAAATGTCATAAGGCAGATTTCCGTTCTTTTGCTCGTTCAAAGTATCAGCTATAAAAGCTCCTACATCTTCAATAGTGTTTAATTTTTCTCTATCTATGAATAAGAAAAATCCTTTATAGTCCACTATCTCACCATCTTCATTAGCTACTTCTTCAAATTGAAGACCCATCATTTTAGCATGATCCCAACTCCACTTCATTTCGGTAATAATGAATACAGGTAATATACCCATTTTCTGAGCATTAACAGCAGCTTCTAATAAAGCTGTTGTTTTACCTGTATCACTATGACCTCTTAATAGAGTGATATGCCCTTTAGGAATTCCAGGAATTGAAAGAGTTTCTTGAAAAGCATCAGATAATGGAATCCAAGTTTGCTCTTTAAATTTTATGGAAGTTGCAGATAAGTTCTTTGATTGTTTGAACTTATCCAAGTTAAAGTCACCTTTAATTGCTGCAGATACTGCTGCGTTTAGTGATTTTGATTTAGACATATCTATTTTTTAATTAATCGTTACCAAATAATGCTGCAAACTCATCATCAATATTTTTCTTTGGCTTCGGTGCCGCAGTTTCTAATGTGTAAGTTTGTTTAGGAGCTTCTGGTACTGCAATTGGTCCGTTATCATCAGAAATTGATTCCGGAGTTTCTTCAACTGAGTTTTCTGTTTCACCAGGATTCAAGAACTCTAATAAATTAGTTTTTAAAGTTTCATAATCATACTTCTTGAATAAAGTATTAATGTCTGGTTGGTTTGATAACCAATTCTCTACTTCAGCTGCATTTTCTGATAAAGGACTAATTTTAGTTTTTACACGAATGTTTGTCTTACCATAAGAATTTCCTGCCGCTGCTGCATCTAACTTCTCAACTGTTAAATCACGACCTTCTACTACGTCTGTGTAATCTTGTACATCTTCGTCTTCAGCAATTGCTAATAACTCCATATACACTTCCTTACCAAACTCCCATAAACGTACGCCTTTGCTCTCTTCACCACGAACTATTACTGGTGCAAATACACGCATCTTAGGTTGTAATTTTTTAGCCAAAGACCAATTGTCTCTGTTAAACTCTCCTTTTTTCAATTCAACTGAAAAGTCCACAATAGGATCTTTTTCTCCATAATTGATTGGGGAAAGAGCTACTTTCAAGTTACCAATTCCATAATGGAAATATAACTCTTTGAAAGGGTTTGATTTGTTAAATTTTGAAGGCACGATACGAACAGTTTGTTTTCCTGACGCCGGCTTCCAGATAGTCTCAGATAACTTATTGTTGTTACCAGAGCCAGACTTTGTCTGTAGCGAACCTAACTTCGCTTTAATTGCTGCTAAATCCATAACTTATTTTTTAAATTTTTGTAATATACCTAAATGTAAGGGAAATTCAAATACCAACCAACTACTAAGAAAAAATAATTTTGTGGATCTTAGTTTCTAACTTTCTAAGGTCTGTGCCTTGGGTTAAAAGTACGGTGTTTTTGAAATCCTGCC